TAGAGTATCGGAAATAGTGATCGTCACTAAAGGCGGGCCTATAGATGTTACAAACATGTTCGAAGAATTGAATCTATATGATTCATTATTTCTTCCTATGCTTTCTGGTAACATTATTATTACCGATGCTATAGGCCTATCGAAAAAATTGACGTATGACGGATCAGAAGTTATTGCCATAACAATCAAAAAAGATCAAAACTCAGATTACTTGACATATAAAAAAGCATTTAGAGTCTATAGTCAAACGGATAGAAAAAATCTCAATCAAACTAGTGAGGCTTATGTACTTCATTTTGTGGCAGATGAGTTTATTTTTTCCACTCAACAAAGAATCAATCAGAGTTACGAAACAACATATTCAAAAGTTGCGGAAAGAATTTTGACAAACTATTTGAAAATCCCAACAAATAAACTAGGAATTGTGGAAGATAGTTTTGGAATACGTAAGATAATTGTTCCAAATTTACAACCTTTAGATGCTGTTGATTGGTGTGCTAAGAGAGCGATTGATTCTAAGAATGCGCCAGATTTTCTATTCTTCTCAAATATTGTTGGATACAATTTCTGCTCTCTATCAAAACTTCTAACTAAGCAAGCAATTTTAGATATTAATTTTTCACCCAAGAACATTGAAGATAACAACGACTTTTATGAACTGACAAGTGCCAGAGGTTATGAAGTTATAACACAAAATGATGCTGTCGATAAAATTGCTGCTGGTGTTAATGCGGGTCAATTTATAGGCTTTGATCCTTTAACGAGAACTATGGGTTCGACGCCATTTTCATTCGATTCTCATTATTCTTTGATCGAGCATGGAAATAAAAACTCAACTGCATCAGAAGTACACAACAAAAATAAAACATCTAACTTTACAACATATGATTCTCGTAAAGTGTTAAGCATATTTGGCGCAGCAAGAAAGAATAGTAACTATATTAAAAAGAAAGATCCATCTTCAATCTCAAAAACTGAAACGCAAGAATTGACCATCTTTCAAAGAAAAGCAATATTAAATAATTTGATTGCTAAAAGATTAAAGATTACAATGCCTGGCAATTTTAGCTTATCTTCTGGATTTAACGTAAACTTTAAAACTCAAGGTTTTGGTATGAAGAGTAAAGGCGAAAACGAAGCAGAAGATTTAACTGTCAGTGGCAAGTACATTATTACTGGAACAAGACATATTATAGGTTTAACTAGACATGTTACCATAATTGAAGTTGCATCCGATTCGACAAGTAATCCTGCTCAGTATGTAAGTAATCCTCTTGCAAATAAAGTGCTGGAGGATTATTAATGAATAAAGATTTTGCTGGTCAGTATGGATTTATTTGGTGGGTTGGAGTTGTTGAAGATAGACAGGATCCTTTAAAATTAGGTCGTTGTCGTGTTCGTTGCGTTGGATGGCATTCCGATAATAAGATGCAATTGCCAACAAACATGTTGCCGTGGGCTACGCCAAGTTTACCTATAAATGCACCTAATGTATATACACCGAAAGAAGGTGATATGGTATTTGGATTTTTTATTGATGGTGAAAATGCACAAGAGCCCGTAATGTTGGGAATGTTTCCTAGCATTCCATTAAAGGCTGCAAATAGACAACAAGGTTTTAATGATCCAAGAACAAGTGGTGAATTGTCTGCTGCACCAGTAAAACCATACGAGTCTGCAACAAATTATCCACGCAAATTAGACGAGCCAACAACATCGAGACTTGCAAGAAATGATTCGGATTATCCATCAGAAATTGTAGCAGCAAAGAAAACAAAACGAGCAAGTAAAGTAGAACCAGCATCATACTATAATGCAAAGTATCCATACAATAATGTTTATGAATCTGAGTCTGGACATGCGTTAGAGTTTGACGATACTAAAGGTGCAGAGCGTGTTCATGTGTATCATCGTTCAGGTTCATATACTGAATGGGCGCCTGATGGTTCACGCTCAGAAAGAATACAAAAGGATAAGTTTGAAGTTGTTATCGGTAATGAACAAGTATATGTAAAGGGTGATGTTACAGTTTATATCGATGGAAACGCTACAGTAGATGTTGGTAAAAATGCATCACTAAAGGTTGGTGGAAACTTCCAAGCAGATATAGGTGGCACTTGTAAAGTAACATCTGGTGGTAACATGACATTTAAAGCACCTAGAATTGATTTGAACTAATATGGCACATGAGTTTGTTTTACTTGTAAACGGTGAGATAAAGACTTATCATAATTATGAAGATATACCGGAAGAGTTCGACAACGTAATTAAGTTTTTACCAGAAGTGTCACCTGCACCACATACACACGATGAGCATGATGAAATGTCGCTATGGAATGAAAGATTACAAAAACTAATGGAGAGAGAACGTGCCCGCAGCAACTAGAATAGGTGACGCAGACGTTGCACATTGCTCTGGTATGGTAAGAGCAGCGGGATCACCTAACGTGTATGTTAATGGTATACCTTGGTCTAGACAAGGTGATGTTAATACTGTGCATTTATTGCCAGGTTCACCGTGTCCACCACATGCAGCACCAATAGCATCTGGTTCATCTACTGTAAAAGTCAACGGAATGGGAGCTGGACGTGTTGGAGATGCCATATCTGGTTGTACTTCCGTAGCAGCAGGTTCTGGTAATGTCTTCGCCGGAGGCTGAATAAATAAAAGATGACTACGACAATCACATCCAATAATCCCAGAATTGATTCTGAAAGAACATATAGGGATTTAGATTTAAATTTTAATGCTCATCCAGTAAAAAAAGACGTAACAAAATATCTGGATGAATACGCTGTGATTAACTCTGTAAAGAATCTTGTATCTACAAATTTTTACGAGCGACCATTTAGACCCGAATTAGGAAGTGGCGTTCGTTCGCTTTTATTTGAAAACGTTGATCCAATTATTGCAGCACAAATAGAAAGAGCAATTGCTGAAGTAATCAATAATTATGAACCTAGAGTTAGAATATTGGATTTAAATGCTACTGCATATCCAGACGATAATCGTTATAATATGAAAATGACTTTTATGATTATAAACAATCCTAATCCTATCACTATTGATTTCTTTTTAGAAAGAATTAGATAAAAATGGCAGACAGACTAAGAGTAACCGAACTTGATTTTGATGCAATCAAGCAAAACTTAAAAACATTTCTGAATCAACAATCCGAGTTTACCGACTATGATTTTGAGGGTTCTGGTCTGTCTGTTTTGCTGGATATTCTTGCTTACAACACCCATTATCAAGCATACTACTTAAACATGATTGCTAACGAAGCATTTATGGATACGGCATTGCTTCGTGATTCTGTTATTTCACATGCTAAAACTTTAGGTTATGTTCCATACTCACGTAAAGCACCCAGAGCAATTATTAATTTTACTGCAAATACAAATTCAAACACAGCAGCATCTTTAACAATTCCTAAGGGTTATAGATTTTTATCAAATGACATCGATGGCGTCAGCTACGGATTTGTGACTTTAAGTGAAACTACGGTAACGAAATCAAATACAAGTTTTTCATTCATCAATCTTCCGATCTATGAGGGTCAGCTTGTAACATATTCTTACACCCATAACGAAGCAACAAATCCCAAACAAATATTTACGTTACCAGATAACAGTGTAGACACATCTACCATTGCAGTTACAGTGCAGCCTTCGGTAACCAATACTGACATTTCAGTATACACATTGGCGACTGATGCAAGCAATACAACAACTCAATCGGAAGTTTTCTATTTACAAGAAGGTAAGTCGCAACAATATCAGATTTATTTTGGTGATAATGTTATCGGCAAGAAACTTGCCGATGGTGCAATTGTTAATATAACTTATCTTGTGACAAATGGTGACATCGCAAATAAAGCAAATAACTTTATTGCCACTGAAACTCTTGGAGACTCTTTAAATAATAATGTGACAGATTTTGATATTAATCCAATTTCTGAAGCTGCTGGTGGTGCTGAAAGAGAATCTGTTGATAATATCAAATTCGCAGCACCCTTACAATTTACAACACAAAACCGATTGGTAACATTCTCCGATTATGAATCGTATATTCAAAAAAGTTATCCGTCTATAGATTCTGTATCTGTTTGGGGTGGCGAAGAAGAAGTTCCTCCAAAATTCGGAGTAGTTTACATTGCATTAAAACCTAAAGAGGGTTACTACTTATCGAATACAGAAAAGCAGCGCATTGACGATGAATTGATAAAACCAAAAGCA